TCATCACCATCAAGGACACGATGGGCGGTAGAGAGCATCTGTGCGCTCTCCAGTATCATCTTCACTACATGCTTGTCGCACATCATCTGTGCAGCAACTACAGGGTCACGGTCTAGGTAGAAAATGTTCATTGGTTATATTTCTCCAAGAGATATTCAGATACAGTGACACCTTTCTTCTCAGCACGCTTTATGATATATTCTTTACGACCATCACTTAGTTTATCGTAATCTTTTACTACATCTTTTGAATATTTTAAGTTCATCGGTTATCTCCACTACCACCAATTTTACCACGATCTTTTCTTGATTGCAACTTATTAACATTAGCTTGTGCAATCTCTTCTAGTGTTACACCAAGGTCATCAGCAAGAGCAGAGATATACCAAAGCACATCACCCAGTTCTAGTCCGACTCCATCCAGAGATTTACCATCCCGAATATTCTTCTTTACCTTCTCTGCAACCTCACCAGCCTCTCCACACAAACCAAGTGTAGGATATGTTACCTTACAGTCTTCTGGATAGATTGCTGTTGATCGTGCAAATTCTTGGTATTCATCAAATGTCATTTAGTATCCCATCTATAAAAAATATGGTCTTGTATTTCTACGGTTTTCTGTTTTGTTTTTGCCCATCCAGGCGTTACATAATCTGCATGATAAAACAAAGCACCATCTGTAACATCTACAAATGATATCTCATTATACATAATTGCTTTGGATAAGTCAAGTAACTCTTGATACTTTTTTTTGTTACGAGGCACATCACTTTTCCCATCACAATACCATGAGAATTGACACCTATTTTTTATAGGGTAATATTTTCGTTCACTTGATGATAAATGTTTATGTTGCCGAGTTTTCCAACTCTCTCTAATAGGGCCCTGCTCGACAACTTCACAGACACTGTTAGGAAATCGCTTATCATTGACACGATTTAGTACCACCGCAGATACAGCAAAAAGACCAGCAGTTCCTTGACTTCTGGCTTCATAATACATGTTGAGTGCAAGACACTCTGGAGCTCTATCTGGAACCTCTTGCGTTTGAATGGCAACAGTTGAAACAACCCCTGCCAAGACAATTGCAGCAAGATTCATTAGAACTCACCCATTTGTGTAGTGATATACTGGCGGGCATAGTTTCCTGCATCATTAGACTTAAAGTACATTCCAACATCCTCAACAATCTCATCGATAATGATGTCGGTGTAGACGAAGGCAACCCCCTCACCATAATCGTATCCGTCGCAAAACTCTTCAATGTCCATCATCCAATTTTTCATCTTACTCATTATGCTTCCTCTTTCATATCTTCACGTTCAAAACCCATATGTTCGCAGAACCGAACAAACAAACCCAACTGCTTACCGTAGGCTTCTATCTCCCAAGGATAATCCCAATAATCAGTTATTTCCATATGGATTTTTTCACCCTTAAATCGAACCATCCCCGCCACATTCATATACTCATACATTTCATTTTTTGCCCACTGTTTAACATGAACCATTTCATGAGCAAGAGTGATTAGAATATTCCGAATTTTTGCAGTAGTATCAATTTCGATAGTGAACTCTTTTGGCCGATAGCTGTCATCTTCCCACATCGCTGTTCCTTCGAAGCCTTCCTTAGAAAGAAGATTTTTCTTGAGATTAATGGTAATTTCCAGACTTTCCATAAGTCTTTTACCCATCAATTTCTCAGCATAAAACCAAGCAGCCGTTTCGATCAATCTACGAACTGCTTTGTTAGAACCTTTAATGTGAAGTATCATAATTTCCTCAAATTATTTCAGATACAGGGGGCCGGTCCACCGGATGGTGTAACCACCGTCAATGATGTTTCCCCGTGCAGCGTTCCGAGCAGGAGCGTTATAGCCCGCAGCCTTCAGAATGTCACCTTTGGCAAACTTCTTGTCCTTGAATGTATTGACAACAAAACCCCAAACACTACCGCCTTCTGTGAAGACCTTGATGTATTTGGAACCTGTCTTGTAGGTCAGATTATCATTGAACCTATCAATCATTTCCTTATTGGTATCGCTCAGAATGCACCGACCAGCGGCGGCCGCACAACCCGTAGTCCACTCAAAATAGTCCTTTTTGATATTCTCAATCAGGGCAGTCATTTCGTTGTTCATGTCTCTGTCTTCCTTATTTCTGACTATACCTAATAGTACCATAGTCAGAAGGGTTTGTCAAGAGAAATCGTACCTCCTAAGTCATTGATTCTAAACGATTCTGTAAAAAAGTTCGATAATCTGTCATTACCCGTTTGCTGGGCCGGGTGTTTGAGGATAAACATGATGGTCATCAACCATATATTCATCATTCCAATTGAATGCTTCCTTGACTACAGGAGCAGAAAGACCCTTATACATTTGATGCAATTTCTTGTCCTTTGCGGCCACCAGAAGGGCTGCTTCACTCTCATGAAGACCTTCTAATAGTTGAACGAACATTGATTCTCGCTTGTTCTGATTAATTTGATTATCACCACCACGAATGAAATGATACAACTTACGAGATTCGTATGACAGAGAAGAATGCTCTGTTCCTTCTGGGGCCTCATTGCGAGTATAAGGAACATCACCTTCTGGTAATGCCCACTCAATAGTTGGATCAAAGGAAGCCTTAATAACCATTCTCAAAGATTGATGATCATTTTCTCTTAGGATATCAACCTTATCCTTTTTAGTCTTGACTTTTGAAACCTTTTCCAAAATTTCTGAAATTAATAAATTCATTTTAAAATTCTCCTATGGATTCTGTGAGAGTTCTCAATCTCTTTTGTATAAAGTAATTTAGTAGTTTGCTGCGATCACCATATGGAGCTTCCTTATATGTATTAATTATCTCTGAAGAAAGTTCTTCTGGTGTGTATGTCAAATCAATCAATTTGCGATTTCTTTGGTAGTTTCTTTTCACTTCATCATTAGGAGCAACATCTTCAAAATCATGTTCCACCCATGAAGCAATTTTCTTTTTACTTAATGGTTTTTGTCGTAGGCCATCAGTAAATGTATTGTCAGGAGATAGAACATTAGGTACTCCATCACTAGTGTCACCCTTAAAGATATGCTCTTTAAGATATGTGCCAGAATTTTCACCACTTATTATTTTCTTAGTAATCGGACTGAATTGTTTTACATTAGGATATTTTTGGAGCTGAATAAAATCTTTGTCACCAGAAATTATCATGATTTCTTCTGAATATTCGGAGCAAAGAACACCGATAATATCATCAGCTTCTGCGCCATATATTTCTACAAACTTATATGGCATATTATTCCTAAGCTCATCCTTTATCTCATTGAGACAAAGAAAAATTGCATTCCAATCATGTGTGGATTTTTCTCTACTCTTTCGTCTGCTAAATTTATATTCTGGAAAGTAATCACGCCTCCAATAATGCTTAGAGTCATAACACAAAACCAATTCCCCAAATTCAGATGAATATTTGGTACGGTACATACGAAGCGAATTAAGAATCATATGCCGCACCATATTTTCATCTATCTCTTTAGACTTACTCATATGCAAGTGCATCATCATACTTGCAAGAGAAATCTGATTCATATCAACTAATATCATTCTGGCACAAACATATGAGCATTAAAGCTCATACTCCTTCTCTCACCTTCACTCTTAAAGGGATATACAAAATGTTTCAACCATGATGGGAATACTAACATCTTTCCTACTACTGGTTTAAACTTCAAATTGTCGCTTCTAAATATTTGATTCTCACCAAACATAAACTCTATCAATCCATTTGCTGGATAATGATCCTCATAATCTTCTTCTATTTCTTTGTGCATATTGGGTGGCAATTTAAGATAGATAACTGCCGAGAAATCACCATTATGATGATGCCAAGGATTATATTCTCCGGCATATTGACTGACTACCCAACTATGAGTTAGATGAATGTTAGCCAAAGTTGGAATTGCATCACCAGCAAGTTTCTTCCATGCATGATGATTGCCTTGATTTATAGATTCCTTTAGATAATCTAAACATGCAGACTTCATTACATTTAAAAGAAACTCTTTATCGTCTTTACCTTTTATGGGGATTCGAACTTCTTTATGTACTTTGCCAACCAGCATGTGTGACCAATCCCATTCCACACTTGCAGCTTCACTACCAAGCACTTTATCAGCAGTGCTGTTGATTTTATCAATAAACTCCTTTGGTGCTTCTGTTTCCATAATTGTAGGACTAAATGGTTTATGAAACTTCGGGATCGTCGTCATTATCATCCTCTAAATCTTTATTATCCTCAACAAATTTCTCTAACATATTTAAATCAATATGACTATGAATAGTGTTGTCATCTTCATCAACATCAATGTCTACAATAGTTTCAAAAAATGCATGTGTTGGATGGGGAATTCCCATACTTCTATATATACTTCCTTTTGTCATTTCAATTATCAATCCTAAATCACGAATAAAAGATGGGTCTGAAACGCCAACTCCATTTTCACCCATCATTTGAACCATTTGGATAATTAGGTCTTGATTAAGCTCTTCAGCAAATTCCATATTTTCTCTTAATGCAAGAATTTCTTCATCAGGAACTTTAACCTTTCTTTTTGACTTTGGCCACGGGCCCTGTACTACGTTGTCGGGTTTCTTTACGTTTCCGTTTTTCTGATCCGGCATTAGAAATACCTCTCTCCTCGTTAAACATTTCTTTAGTATATTTACAACCCAAATCTGGATAATAAACACCCACATTCCTTTTAGGTGTTCCATCATCATAATATGCCATTGCAACACAATACCAACCAATTTTGTTTTGTTGATGCTCACCATAAAAATCATCAACCCAATCACCATCCCGAAGATATCTATGCATATTCTTTATATATCCTTCATGGCTAGCTAATTGTGCTTCTGCTCCCTTTATTTTTTGTTTTACAGCACTTCGTGCTGAACTTGCAAGGTCTTTTTGAGTTTTAATCCATTCCTTAATTTTTTTAGGATGTCTTGGATGTTCCTCTGGCAAATCTTTTAAAACTAATGGAAGCGAACTTTGTCCATAATCAGGATTTTTCTCTTTGCGTTTTTCTCTTGCTTTTTCTAAACGTGCTGCAGCTGCAACCCGTTGTTCTTCACTCATAGGTTTACGTTTTTTACGAACCTTGGGGGCCTGCCAATTACTATTATCAGTCTTAACAGCAATTTTCTTCTTTTTAACCATTTTAATATCCCAATTCTTCCATACGTTTTTTCTGTTCTTTTTTAAATCTACGAATACCAGAAGCCTTTGCCCGACGATATTTTTCACCCTTTGATACAAAGCTTTCTCGTTCTCTTAGTTCATTAAAGAATCCATCCAACAACAACTTTTTCTTTAGAACCCTTAATGCCTGATCGACATTATTATTTCTTACATCAACTCTCATCTTCCAATATCCTTTATGTTACTCTTACTTATTACTTGATACGGCCCCTTATTATATGCCGGTGCAATAGTAAAATTGTGTGGAATTAATTCTTTCTTTGGCGCAACGCCTACTGGTATGTCATTCGACAGAGGAATTTGGTCGGAGAGAGAGGATTCGAACCTCTGACCCCCTGCTCCCAAAGCAGGTGCGCTACCAGACTGTGCTACACTCCGTTCCTTGGCGCACTCGGCTGGACTCGAACCAGCGACCCACGGTTTAGAAGACCGTTGCTCTATTCCAACTGAGCTACGAATGCCAACTGTTTTCTTTACAAACTTTGCATGTTGCCGCTCTGCTTCAATCAAAGATTTGGATTTCTTAGATTTCTTACGTTTGCGGGTATTTGTAGTTGTAAAGTAAGATGGTAATATGTGCATAATTATCAATATATCATATTATATTAAAATTGTCAAGGGTATTTTGAAGATTTTATTGCATCTCGCAATGTTTTAGCAATTACTTCAGAAATAGGAATGAGTTCTTTCTCACCATCTTTGTCGGTGGTGGTATAGATAAAACCATCCGATTCCAGCTTATCTAGCATTTTTGAAATGATAGGTTCAAACATTTTTTTTGTTGCCAAATAATGTCCAGCATAATAACAACCGGCCATGCAACCTATTGCAATTAATGTGTGTAGTATCGGGTCCATGACAATATTTATCTCTCTTTTTCTTCACTATATATACTATACAATAAAAATGAGAGAATGTCAAGAACTATTTTTAAGAAAATAATATTATTAATAGTCCGGTCAATATACTGCCTGTTACAAATCCAAGCACCCACGACTTTACTATATCTATATCATGCCAAACTGCTAAATTCTTAAAATATTCATCAGATGGCCCGTGGCCTGTTTTTGATGAAAAAAAGTTTTTTTTCATTTAGTTGTCGCTCTATAGACGCCATCCCAATCAGGAGGGAGGTCTTCTTCTCGTAATACCTCTATACGTTTTTCCATCATAGCATAATAATCTGCCATAACACCATTAAATTCATCTCTCAAATCATTCAACCATCTTAATGCCAAGTCCCAATGTTGTTGTCTGTACAAAACTAAGAATTTATCATGTTGTTGTATACATGTACTATAGTAATTCATTTCTTGATGAAGTTGTTCGTATCTACCTAAAGAGGTAAAAATGGTTACACCTTCAGTCTTACCTTTGACAGCAATCTTGTCTAATTCAATAATTGCAAATTCTTCTTCCATTCCTTTAGATGTTTCGTCACCAAGAATTATCTTCATGCCGTATTCTTTACTTTGTCCTTCAAGTCTTGCAGCAAGATTAACTGCATCACCAAGACAACTATAATCAAATCTCTGATCACTTCCCATATTACCCACAACTACCTCTCCTGTATTCAAACCTATTCCAACATTAATAGGTAAAGCTTTTTCCTTAGCTAATTCAGCATTCAAAACTTTTAAATGATATAACATTTCATGAGATGATCTTAGAGCCAACTGTCTTTGTTCTTCAACATCAAGAGGTGCGTTCCAAAATGCCATAATACAGTCACCCATGTATTTATCTATAGTTCCACCGTTTTTCATAATAATATCTGTCATTGGTGTTAAAAATCTATTGATTAGTTTTGTTAATCCTTGTGGGTCTGTTTTGAATTGTTCGCTGATTGGTGTGAACCCTCTTATGTCACAAAACAATAATGTTAGTTCTCTTGTCTCACCACCCAATTTGAGTAGAGATGGATTCTTCTGTAATTTTTTAACCATTGCTGGTGCAAGGTAATGCTCAAACTGTTTCTTAATTTCCATTCGTAATTTATGTTCTTCCATAAATCTTAGGAATGTTGCAAGAGCCCAAGCAATGAATACTGTGAGTACAGGATAGCTCCAATCTACCAACAAATCATGTTTAGTAAAGAGATATGAACTGCCATAGAACAATCCATACAATGATGCAGGCATTAGTGCAACACTAAAATACCAAGGCAACAATAATACGACAACCATTAGTGTAAGTGCGAAACCAAACGATGCTCCCAGCTCTGCGACATTTGTCCAGTATGGTCTTGTGATGTTTCGTCCTGTCATCATCGTCGCAAGAGATGAACCAATCAAATCATGCGAATGAATTACACCAACAGGAGTAGATACGGGATTATCAAGACCAGAGGCGGTCATAGACACTATCACAATTTTTCCTTTGAGGTCTGGTAATTTTTCGTGCAATGCATAGGTTGGCGTTTTCCATTTGAAGTCAAGCCATATGTTCCCATGAGCATCCGTATCAATCATTTTAAATTTAGGT